AATTAATTATACTTATTTCATTATCATTTCAATACTTTCAATAATAATGTTTTTCTTTAATAAATTAAATAAAAAATTTTATTAATATGAATATATTAAAAATTTCTCGTAAGATCAACCTTTTGATGAGCTTTTTTTCTCACGTAACCAACTTTCTGGAATTGTTTTTTCTGACCATGGAATATCATGTTTATCACAAAACATTGCATAAGTAGTTTTTGAACCTTTTCTTATTTTTGTCTTTGAAGACTGAAATACTATTCTAATATCTAGTTCCGGGTGTTGTTTCTTAATAAGTAAATGTTTTTTACGATCTTCTAATACCCATCTACCTTTTGTCTCAATTAATATACCATTTGGTAATGTGAAATCAATTGTATATGTATGATTTGTTTGTGGTTTTATATAATCTATAACTGTAGTTTCGTATTCAAATTTTGTTTTAGATTCTGTTAATTGATCTGCTACTTTATGTTCAAAGCCGCTTCTATAACCATGTTTAATTGCGTTTTTACGAACTTTAGATTTTGATCTCCATGCCATAACTTATTCCCTATTTAATATAAATATTAGTAGTCCCAACGAACAACAAAATTCATATCAATATCATCTCGTTTTTCTATTGGCTGTGCTAATTTACCTACTGCTAATAATTCTTGTTGATCATTATATAAACCAATTGTTGTGATATAAGGTTTTAATGTTCCAGATACAAATAACCCTTTTCGAACTTCACCTGGCAATAAATTTGCTTCATTTGGATGACATGGCGTGCCTCCATCTGTTGGTGGTGTATATGTAGATGATGGATTAATTGTCACATTAAGTACATCTTTTGGTACACGTATAAGAGCTTGATTTTCATATATTGTATGTACACCTCTATAAGAAGCATCCCAAGAATAATCGTTACTAAAAAATCCTGAACCAGAATGATATTTTGGCATAGGACTAGAAACAACTGCTTGGCCATTACGATGGAATACATTTCCTACCACATTTGTTTGATATAATGAACCAGATGTATATTCATTGTTTGCTAATGACTGTATTCCTGCATTTGATACAGCATAATCATACATTCGAAACTCTGCAAACTCTATATCTCTAGTTTCGTTAATAGTTTTTGTACGACTTCCTATTGTAATATCAGCTGAATTAGCGGTACTTCCAACTGGTAATGAACCAGAATAACCACCATGTGCTGTTCCGTCAGCAAATACTTCTAGTAATGATGCAGAATTCCTAATTACCCAATGGTGCCATGTTCCTAATGGTGCTGTACATGTTTGAAACACTGCTGGAAATGGATTTCCAAGAACATCTCCTGCAATATTATGTGTTCCATCACTTGCTTCCATTGTTACTAACTGGAATGGTGCTCCTGTCGCTGAAGATGCAATTGTAATATGAAAAGGAACTCTGTGCCTAGATTCTGTAACACTTGTATCTGACAGATTAGCTAAAGTAAAATCTTGAAATTGTAAACTATTATCTTCAGTATTATATGATAATGTTTCTACTAATGCATGTTTCGAAAGTACCACATCTGTAGAAGCATCAGCATTATTATTTTTAGCCCAAAATGATATAGTCCAATCATCACAATGTCCAAATCTGTTAAACGTAGTATCATGTTTTATTCTTATTTGACTTCCTGATGCCTCACCAAATTTAACTCCTAATCCAGATGCCTTTTCATTATAACATGCATGACTACCGGTAGTTGCAACTCCTGGTGAAATAAATATTTGTCCATTATGTTGAGCATTTCTTTTTTGTCCATTAAGAATATAAGAAATACTACCAGACAATAAACCTAATCCTGTAGATTTATATTCTTTATATTGTTGAAACATATCATTAAATGACATGTAAAAGAAATTTTTACTAGAAGATGCAAACGTCGTTGTATCAATCATTGTATCAATTAAATTTCCATTTCCATCATCACTTAAATGAACAATGTTCAATCCAATTGAACTAGTAACTTCAAATGTATTATTTTTTATACGTTCGCCGGTTTGATGATAAGGTATAGTTAATGTTGATGAAGAAATAAATAACGATCTTTTATTTAATGGGTTAAGGACGTGCTCCGGCAATGCCGATGTCCTTGAATCATAATACTTTTGTTTTATGGCATGCCAAGAAACATACATATTAGTTCCGTCATCATTTAATGGATATGGAATTTCGCCATTATGATCAATTCTACCCGGTAAATGTAAATCTTTACTTATACCATAATAAATACCAGACTGAGTTACATGGGCTGGACCTATTTCAGTACTTAATATATGATAAGATTTATAAGCTTTGAATGGTCGTTGATGAACATCATTATTTTTAATTTTTCTGAAAACATTTGACATATCATATCGTTATTTATTTTTAGAAGTCAAGTTTTACTTTAATTAATGCTTCTCTTGTAAATGATTTCAATAATGGTTGACTAACTTTTGCAACTGCTAATAATTCTCTTGTATTATTATATAATCCAATTGTAGTAATATATGTTTGAGGATCTGCTGCAAATGATGCATATGCAACTTCACCTAACGATCCGGTTGTAAATGTTGGATTGTTTGAATAATTATATTCGCCATTTTTTACTCTAACAAAATAATATGTAGCTGTTATCTTTTCTGATGATCTTGCTTGAATACCACCTGTTTTAGTTCCGGTAGGTACTAAATCATTTGAACTCGATAAAGCAGTAAATAATTTAGTTGCATTATCACCTTGAATCAATGAACCTGTTGTTGTATCAAAATTAACACCACCTGCAGAATAAACTTTATCTAACTGATCTGCATTCAATATTGCAACACCATGTTGTGGATATAACAATCCAAAGTATGTCGGATCTGTTGAATTATGAATTGTAGTACCTCCATCAATTGAACCAGAAACTAAATTATACATTAATCCACCTTCTGTTGCTGAAGGATCATTAACTGATGAATCATCAATAACTTGTACATATTGACCCGTACCAGATAATTTTACATTTGAACCTGTATGAGTTTGATTAGTAAACGCATCTCCTAAAGAAGATCCAGATAGTGCTGCTAAAGTTAATTCAAAATTACCTGGGTCAATTTTTTCTCTTATTCTTGCTCTATTAAAGTTTAATACATAAATCGAATCTGTATCTGTTCCATTAATTGTAAACTTTTTATCATTTGGAGCTAATAATAATTGTGCATATTGTCTATAAATTGCTCTAGAAGGAGTATCATTATTTAAGTTACCTGTTAAATCTTTTGAGCCTGAACCTGCATAATGTCCATATGCAATTGATAACTCTGATGATGCTTGTGTATTATGTGCTGGATCACCGGTTGAAAATATTTCTTGGTAGTATGTTTTTTGAGTTGCAGTTAATAAAGATGAAGTAAACATTGTAGTTAAACTTCCAGTGTTATTTGAAAATAACCCTTTAGTTACTACTTCTTCATACTCACCTTGAATATCACCAGCACCAAATGTTGTATAAATTCTTCCTAATGCAGCTGTTTGTTCAGCTAATTGCATTTCTTGAATCATTGCATTTGCCAATTCTTGTGCTTGTTGCTGAATTAGTTGTTGATTAGACGGTCTGTTAATCAATGATACTGGACTACCGAATGAATCGGTTGGTCCTTGCGCCGCCGCATTTCTTAAAGGTGCCATCTGCATATTACCACCACCTGAATATCTAGCCATTTATTTTCTCCATTATGATAATGTTGTTCCCGTTTGCGGCAACTCATCTTTTAATACTGTCAATGGAACAATTACTCTTCCACCGGTTTCATTACCAACTATTAATATTGTTGCTAATCTATTACCTTTTGTATGTTGTTTTCCTGTAACAACAAATTCTTGTCCGGACACCGTTACACTTCTTGCTGCTGACGAATCTCCAACAAATCTAGGAACTGTTGTAGTAGACCCCCCTCCACCTATCGGTTGAATATCAGCAACACCTGAATCAGATAATATTGCAGTATAACCAAATGTAGTATTTCCTGCTTGCATATTAATTGTATTAGGTTTAATTGTAAATGTTTCTCCAAAATTCAATGTAATACCTGTTGCATCTATTCCACCTACTGATACTACTGGTATTTGTGCAGTACCTTTTGGTAATGTTACTAATTTATATTTTAACATTTGCGTTTCATCTGGAAGTGCTTCTGTTACTGGCATATTTTCAATAGCCGCGCCATAAAAAGCTGTTCCTAACGGATGATCTGGATTATATAAATCATAATCTACTTCATCATCTGCTAACGCAAATTGTGTTATATTAAAATTGCTTTGACCTGATGCTAAGATTTCCCTACCTTTTTTAGTAAGGATGGCATCGATCGTAATTGTTGAATTGTTTAAATATCCCATGATTTACCCTATCTTTTTAATAAATATACATCTAGTATAATTTCTCATATTTTTTTACTGTGTTATATATAACTCACATTTGGCCGGCCTTGACTCCTATTCGGACGGAATGGTCTTTGTACAAGAATAGTTGGTCCAGCATTAATTGACAAATTACCTGGATTTTCTTGACCAGCCTCAGTAACTTGCGGTGTTGTATTATAAACAACTTGATTTGGATTTGTAATAAATATCTCAACTATAGGCTCATAATTGAGTTCAGCATATCCAGATACAACATTCGGTCCTGGTGCTGATATACTTGTTCCTACAAATTTAGCTTCTCTTTTTTGATTAAAATCATCTCGATAATGTGTATCTGCTAAAGATTGACTATATACAAACTTTGATGGAGATCCATATCCATCATCTGCATATTGAAATAAAGAATGATGTTGTGATTCACTAATTACACGTAATTCTTCATTTCTAAATTTAGTCAAATTGTTACTTGTTTCATGAAAATGTAATACCTTTTTCTTAAAGATACTACTTGGTCTAGGATTATCAATAAAACTATCTAATGCTCCATATCCAGCTTTTGATATTGTTCTGATATAATCAACACTATCAATTGCAGGTCGAATATCTCCAAAGCCAAAGACATCTGCAGAATTACAATTGTAAAATAATTCTAATGTTGCATTTGTGTGTCTAGGTATATGAACATCTTTAAAGAGAAATTCATCTGCACGCGAAGCAGTTGTATTCCCAGTTGCAAAAAACGGAATAGATTTAGTAATAGTTTCTGTTATATGCTTAAATGGAAATACTGATCCAGATATTGTTGCAAGGTCAGCCGATTGATTATCTTCGGTTGTTATAATTCTTACATGTAAGTCAGCTCCTCCTAATGATTCGGCTAAATCAAAATGATTGATAACCACACGAACATCTTCAAGAGTATTTGTTTGATTATATGTATCAATCTGTATTCTAAGTTTATCTGTTACATGCATTTTACCGGCCATATCTCCACCTACAACGGTAAAATGGCCATCCATTCCTGGTTGTGAATTATCAAAATGTCTAAGTCTATCAAAATGCTCAACTTGCCAATCTCTACCGCTATGTCTACGAAAACCAGGCTCGGTTTGTATTACACTATATATATCTAATATTGATCCGGTAATGGATGGTCTTTCATCGCCAGGAAAAACATGTTTTGTAAAATAATCTGTACTTGAAGAAGTATTCAAAATATTTACACCAAAATAATTTCCAGTATCAGAATATCCATTATCTCCAGTTGGTGGACTATAAGGTAATGTCGAATCTGTTAGAACAGGCGTTCCAATCATTGTTCCTTCATATGTCATATAATCACCTGATGATGATGGTGCCAATCCATGTAAGAATGTGTCATAATGATGAGGCGACTGTTCTGGCTGTTTGAAAGGAACTGCTTTAGCACGTTCTAATATATGTGGTTCAACTATTAATCCCATTGCTTCATCAATACGATCTGGAAGCATTTGTCTAATTGATTCAAATAATGCAAAATCAAATTGACTAAACATTCTTATAAATGCATTTACATCATTTCTATCTGTATATTTTTTCCAATATTCTTTTGCAAAATGTGTTAAATCATTATATTCATATTCATATTGAGAATCAGGATCTCCTACATAATCATCTAATTCAACATCGCCAATATGATTAAATATTTCTTTGTTAATCTGATCGGCCATTGAATAAAATAAACCTAAACGATTCGAATCTAGAGATGCATTATCAAATCTAGACACTTCTGCTGTTGCTTGTGGCGATAATCTTGTTACAAGTTCATTGTCATCAAATCTAATTTTTTGAGACTTAGGCAATGTTGCACCTAATGATGCTCCTTGTACATAATATGTTTCTTCTACTGGCTCATAATTTCCTCGTTGCGTATTTGTTGGAGTTGGAAATTTAGACATTGATGCAAATGTATTACCTTTATAAGTACCTAGACTTGAAGTAGTTTCATTAATAGGTGTTTGTAGATCACCAAATTTTAATGATGCAGGATATGACCCTGTTACAAATACATGAGTACTATGATCAACTGCTTTTAAGTCTGTTCCTAATGGATAATGTCTTACCAATGTATCAAATGATGAAGTAGGAGATTTTCCTGACACATATGATGTAGGATTGAGAGTATGTAGATCAAATGCTTCTTGTCCAATATCTTCTAACCACTCTCTAACTTCTTGTATTGATCCAGAAAAGGTCATAACTACACCATCATTATCAGATATAAAGTGATCAGTAACTGCACCATCTGTATACATTTTACTCATTTCTCTTCCAACACGATATATACTATAATTAGTTCCTTTTCCTGAATCACCACCAAGTATAAATTGTTTAGCATATGTTGAATTATTAGAAGCCCAATTTCCATGGGGTGATGTTCCATGGGCATCTGTATGTTCATATGATGCACTAGCTCGATGAATAATTTTACCGTTTATGTAATCAGAAGCTTTTTGAGTTTGTATTGTATACCTAATACCATGGCCATTGGGTTCTGCATTATAAAATCTTTTAGCTTCATTAATATCTGATGCAGTCTGTCCATTTAACGATGCTGTAGATTCGAAGAACCATCGGAAATTCCAAAACTCTCCATCATATATTGGAACCCATGGCGTTGATGCAGTTATGGCACTAGTGCTACCGTCATGAGCAACTATTATTCTACCGTATTGATCAGATCCAGAATAAGATGCTGTGTATTGTAATCCTACATGAACACTTGGTCGAAGATTAGTTTCCCATTTAGGAACACCAAACCCTATAGTTGCTAATAGCATATTTTTTTTGACTGCCGGCTTAAATCTCCATTCTCTTGTTTGTGGAGGAATTTCTTCGCCTGATGAAAGACCTTCTCTTTGATAGCCCCATGTTCCAATATTTGTTTCATAATATTGAGCGCCCCATACAATTTTTGAACCATTGTCTTCTGCATTTTGATCTGCAGGAGCATCTCCACGCATTTGAAGTGCATAATTAAATCGATCTTCTATTAATAATGGTTTATCTTCTGCTACCTTAGGTCCACCATACTCTCTTATGCTTAACAAAGTCTGAGGAATACCATATGTATTCATTAACGCTTTAATACCTCTTGTAGTACCCTTAGTTTTAAGTAAATAAGGTAGATTATTAACTATTCTACGCCAGACTTCTGTTGTAATATCTTCATCTGATTTAGTAAATATACTACCGGTGCTAGCAAATGAGCCTGTTTCGCTATATCCTAATTTGTATTGCCATAATGCAGATGCTTGTTTACCATTAAATAATTTCCACCCTAATGATTTTGCAACATTAAATAATGTATCTTTTGTGTGACCTAATTTTGGATGTTCAATAGGATGATATGTTTTTGATAATGCATCAGCATATGAATACAAAATATCAAAATGATGTCCAATCATATTAACAAACAATTCATATTGATCATTGTTTGAATCTAATCTAATATGTTCCGGAACTGTATTTAATAATCTATCTTCATTTAGTTCATCATATAATGACGCCGATGCTAATGTACCATTATACCATAAAGTTGCAATACTTGATGTTGTATGATGATTAACATATTCGCCGCCACCATAACTACTAGATATAAATTTTGGATATGGTTGGATTTGATAAACATCTGCTGCTAACAATCCTCCTTCTAGTCTGGTAGGATTTCCACTATTATGTTCGTCATCATAAATTTGCTGATGAGTGAATAAACTTGATGTAGGTTCATTATATAACCATTTTTCAAATCCATCAAATGAACCAATGATAGCAGATTTACGAGCTATAGCCGATTCGCGATCGATGTCCAATTGTGGCGTTCTTGTTGTTGCTAATCCTAAAAATGCAGCTTGTGTATCATAATGTTCTATTTGTTGCATTTTATATTTGAAATTAGCTAATCTTTCAGCGGCAGACGAATAATGTACAAAGTTTTGGAATCCAGAATAATCAACACCTATAGGACTATTTGGAATCGAACCACTCAATATTGTCTGAATAATTTGTTCAGACGTTGAAGTCGATGAACCTAATATCTGAGTATAATTCTGAAAATCGGTTTCTGTAATTGTATTGTATTCTGATTCTGCATCAAAGTTTGGACTTCGAAGATATATTTTTGTATCTTCTGGTGTTATGGAAATGATGAAACTTTTGATAAATGGATCTGCTAGTTCCTTTTCTAACCAAATTGGAGTGCCTTCTCCTACTTCTACATCTAAAGGCTTTAATAATTTTATTGCAATATTATCAGGCTTGTTCCATGTACTAATATTAATAATGGTTGCTATACGACCATTACCACAATTAAGTACCATGTTTCCATCATTTAATGCAACTCTAAAATTTGGATTAGCAAATAATGAAATACGTATAGATGTTAAAAACTGAGCATAGTAAATTGATTTTGGATCTGCTTGAACTATCAACTCACGCCTATCCGGTGATATTTCTGATATCCGAAGACCGGGAGATTCTACATTACCTGTTTGATTTATAGACTGATGTATATTAAATACAGCTAAATAATTTCCAGATTTAACATTTAATTGACTAACAAATGATTTTGTATTAATACCGAATTTACCTGTTACAGGGTCTAATCCAGCTTCTAATCGATATGCACTATCGATATGAGCCCCATCTGTTGAATATAAATGTCCTTCGATATTATGAAGATCTGTTCCAGCTGTAAATAAACTTTGATGATCTAATGCTAATGTACCTAACTTTTGTGCAGCATTTAATTCATCTGTCCACTTATTAGGTTGGACGGATATATTTGATAAAATATCTTCTTTATTTATAAATCTATCTAATGACATATCGTTTTATATTTAATCAATCCTCTTTAAGATAAATATTAGAATAGACCATTTTAGGCCGGTCCACCTAGGAATTCAATTATATCTTCTGAACCAACATTCGGATTCGTACTTTCCCATGCAAAGTTCCACCCTAAAGTAAATGTATTTAAGTTATTCCAATATTCAGGCTGTGATACAGAATTTACAAGAGGTCCCGATACTATATTATACTGAACTGAATAATACCTGTCTTGCGAATAATCTATGGCATAATATCCTTGTAATACTCCTATACCATAATATATTGTTTGTATTTGTTGTACAGACTGATAATATTTTTGCATCATTTCTGCATATGCTACACTATTACTTCCTTCCATTATATTTTGAACAAAATACTGATCTGTTGCAGTTCCTAGATTCCATTCTGGAATATATTTTCGTATTGCCGTAATTGATTTATTTGACCATATTATATCATACCCTAAATCTTGCATAGCACTCCTATACACAGATATGTATTGATATGCTAGAAGAGTGAATGCTCTTGTTGTATGATATAATATATCTGATGTATTTGGAAGTTGCTGAATATTGGCTACCCATTGGTCATACTCTGCTTTCAAATCTGTATAATTATGTTCGTTCGTGCCTTGCCCACTACCATCGAATAGATCTTGAACTTGACTTGTATAACGATGTTTCTCTTTGTCATCACCATGTGCAATACATTCATTAACTCTTACAAGTATTTCTTCTAAAACGCCTTTATCACTAAACTGTACATCTCTTTCGGTTGTTGCAACATCTAATATTGTTTCAATGGCCATATCTAAATTTGATGGAGGCGCCTCTATTGTTGATGGTGTTCCGTACTTATCTGGGCGTTCTGACATTCGACCCCATTTTTGTCCGGACTTATAAGTTTCTCCTGACGGATATTGTGAAATTGCTCGTTGCAATCTTTCATCATCACTTAGCATTTCAATAAGCGAAGATGGTTCTCTTCCGGCAGCTGCTAAGTTTTGCCATACATCATGATTAAATAGAGTAAATGGCACTTCCGGTCCTAACCAATATGAAGATTCTTGATTCATATGGGCTGCTAACTGCCTATCAATTTCTTGCATCTGTCCTATATTCAAATTTCGAGCTGTTTGGAAAACATTTGTATCAGATATATAAACATTACCTGAATCTAACGCTGCAAATCTAAATTTATCGGATGCAGGTATTCCAACACCCGCCGGACCACAATAGAACATTGTGATAAGATCATCTTTAAATTCACTCATTTGATCTTGGATACCATCTGTGTCTATAAAAGTATTATTATTTATTTCACTTAAATCACTTTCAATATCTTGTTTAAGAGTTCTTAAATCTGCCTTTACTTGCGAGTAAAGAGCATTCAAATTATATTGATCTTGAAGCTGATCTCCTAACACTTCTACATTTTCAAATGCCTCTGCAGCTAATTGTTGTGTTGATCCTGCTGAATAATATTTAACTGACCCTGCAGGCTCATATGGTTGCATATATTCTATATCAAATGGTTTTCCGTTATTTGAATTATTTAGGTATTCATTATACTCATTCATGTCCAAAACATTTGCACCAGCAATATGAGGAAAATCATTCCATCCAGGAATAGGACCATCATTTGTAAATGTTTGGCCATCTTCTTTATAAACACGTTCAAAATTATGTAATGCTCCTGCCTTATATAAATTTATTATTGCTGAAGATCTTCTGTCCGGTATAACTGCTCCAATATCATTTAACAGATTATATTTTGCTAATACATTTGCATCATCAACAAATTTCCAATAACCAAGTATCATCATTCGTAAATCACCGACATTTGTTCCGGTTGGATTTCCAAAGTTTGCGTTAACAGATCCATCAGAATTTGTTTCATTACTATCAAAATATATATCTAATGTAATTGGCTTGCCTTCAAACTTTTCACGTAATGCCTCTTTTTCAGTTTGGGTTGAATATACTAACTGATTATATGGTGTACCTAGATCATTAACAGCATTTGTATCATAATAATCCCATGGATCTCTAACAAAAGGAGATACAGGTTTATATCCAGAATCGAATCTAATTTGTAGTCCCCATTCAGATGATAGCTTAGTCGCTTTTCCATTGTTTGGACCAAATGCCGGCGTTAATCCATATCGTTCAAAATCTGCATCTGATGCTAATCGTACATCATCATATGTTAATTTTCTTTGAACCAACATTACTTCTAATGTTTTGAACTCACAGATTTGTTTTGCTGTACCATTTTCTATATAAAATGCTATTGCAAATTCTCCAGAATCATTTTCTAAATATAATTGATGGGGGTCATTTGTATTAAAATCTGTAGTTGTTATAAAAACTCCATCTTCTGGCACACCTTCTGGTTCTTCTAATGGCTCTTCTTCCTCAACAAAAAATTCAAATTGTGGCTGAACTAACTCAATATATTCTTTATCATCTGCTGGTGCAGATTGTATACCTGATGCATCTACTAATGGTTCTAATGATACCAATTGATTCTGTTTAACACGTTCGTTATCAGTTACTGTTGTAATATCAACCTGATATCCAGTTGGAGTTGATACTGTTTCGGGTGGTGTTTGTGGTGGCACATTTTCTACAACCGGTGGTTCGTATAACAATTCATTATTTTGATATGCTGCAATATCTGGATATAATTGTTGCATCATTTGAACTAACAAATGACGTACGGAATTATCATATTCTGGATTATTTTCTTCTGACATATTACTTCACCACTTTGAAATAGAAGTCATCAAATGTTTGCGTATCATAAGTTCTTCTACATGTTAACTTTATTTTATAATATCTTTCTGGCATAAATGAATCCATTCTTAAATCAAAGAAACTACCATCAGTAAGATTTGTACTTATCTTTGTTTTCGAATTGCCAAATATTTTTTCATCTTTTATAATAACATCATCTGTTACTGAATCTAAAATTTCATATGAACTTGATACTGGAAGTTGATCTTTTGTTATATAGAAAGATGATGTTGCATATGATTTAGTTGGAAATTCTGGACGAACTCCTACAAAAAATCTTGCTATTTCAGATGTTCTATATTCTGCCTTTATATTTTTGAAATATGGTACATATGTGTTACTAGTTATAACATTGTCCGTATCTGTTACTAAACTATCATCCCAACATATTTCTAATCTTGGCACAAATATTGTATGTGATTCTCTTCCAAAGAATTTTAATGAACCTAATACTTCTCCTGATATTTCATCTGTATATGGCCTTTTAATTATAAAACCATTATTTGTAATACCACCTGCTGTCCATTTTTTAATTATATCAGTTACATCTATTCTTAAATCTGGCGACTCATTTTGAAATGATTGACTAGCTTCGAACCCAGAACCAGTTATCCATGTTCCTCCTCCATCCGTCTCTGATGTTCCAGCCGATGTTCCTTGACTAGCTGCTGATCCAGTTGTCCATGGAACTCCGGTTTCTGCTTTAGCATCACCAGATCTATATAACCATGATGAGCCAATTCTGGCCTCTGGTTCATCTCCGAACGTCCCATTTCCATTATCCCATGATTCAGAAATTGGATATGCTTCGATTGTATATGAATGTAATAAATCTGCCGCCGATGTTGCTCTTAAATTTAAGAATGCTGAAGCCGATGTTGGATTTTGATTTGTCAATGAAGGTATTTCTCCATTACTAATTGAATCAGCTAACGAAGTTATTTCAGAACCAAAATCAATAAGAATTCTAGAATTATATGTCTTGTCTTGAATGCCTAGACTAATACCATTTTCAAAAGCACGAGAACCAGATGCTATTTTTGTCAATTCTAATACTGTATCAATACCAGTATTTCTTTCTGTATGCTTTTCGTATAATGTTGTATCTCTTTCTGCGTAATATATTCTAATCATATCTCATCTCCTATGGCTTAATTATTCTACCTTTGATATCCAAATCTGGATATTTTACTTCAAATATCATTGGATCTAGTGATGGATAAATAATATTATTTTTTGTAGCTGTTGCAATATCATAAACCACCTTAGAATAACTTCCGTCAAATAAATTACCAATGTCTAATTTAGCAACACTTTGTACGCCGGTTATTTGATCTAATTCAGAAACAATTGATGATAAATTAATACTTCCATTAATTTGCATTCTATCAGTATTAAATAATACTTTCAATCTATCGATACATCTAATGACTACTTCATTTGAATTAAAATCTGGTTTAGGTATAATTTCAAAATTAATACCAATATTCACAACATGACCTGCTTTTATATTGATAGCATCAGTTAACATTCTGAATTGTCCTAAATATGTTCTAAGATTTTCTTTTAGTGCTTGATTGAGTTCAATTAATTTACCACTATTGTCATATCCTAACACGTATAAATTTAATGCTAATGGATTTTCTATAGTATCACGAGGATATAATTGGTCCATGGTATCTTGTTGGGTATCTTGTATAATATATGCTTTAGCAACAGTGCCAAATCTTGCTGGCATTGCATAACAACGAGCTATATAATCTTCTCTAGTTATTGCTCTATTTTGTGCTGCAAAATTAGCTATAGCATTTTGTCTAATTGCCTCAATACTTTCTTCGTTATTTCCTCCTTGTGCTGGTTCTGAATTATTAACAGCTAATGTTGCTTTAGTATCTGTTAAATCTATTGTAGGATTATCATTTAAGTATGTTATATTTCCTGGCTTAGTTAATGTATTTACTGGAGCATTTTCTGTTATACTTCCTCCTACAGTATATCTAACTGTCAATGATTCATTATTTGGTGCTAATCCATATGTACTTGTTGCTAAAAAGTTTGAAGGATCAATTGCAGATGTAGTTGTTCTACGTAAATATTCTAACCCAGCTCCAACATTTTTTGGATTTGGAATTATTTCTTCGTCAGCATCAGATGATACCCCCGCTCCAAATTGTAATTCTGTTCGAAGGTCTCCTCTTACTCTTGCCACAAATCGTCTAGGTGTTCTTCTTAACTTTAATATATAAGGCACTGTCGATCTAAATTGTGATAATTCTGGATCATTAAATGGAATATTAGCTATATCTTCGAATATCGTATCTTGTGCTAAATAATTAACTTCTTTCCAAGAAAATCCAGTACTACTTTCAACAGATAATATTTCCAATACATTGTGTTCTGGTAATAAAATTTTATCATATTGTTTAGGGTCTCCAAATGTAAATTCTCTTTCAACAACTTCTCCTGATGTTGCTGAAACTCGTTTTTTAAGAGTAAATCTAGTAGGCTCTCCTGATGCATTTAGTTCATATACAGATATTTCTGGATTGTCGTTAAAATCTATATTTTCTGCAGTACGAAATGTTATGTTCTGATTATCATCTGACACAGTCATTCCACTTTGAATTGACAATGCATATCGATAATCTGGTGCAATATCAGCTCCGGAACCAATTGCCGGCACTAACTGATATACATCTAATTTTACTTGTGCAGGCGTTCCTACTTTTGGCTTATAACCAAATAATTGAGATAATGCTATTATATTATTATGTTCTTGAGCGCTTGTTAATAATGATTCTCTAAAATTTTGATCTGAATAATATGATAATACATCGCCAACATATGATGCCATTTCTATAAACATCATGCCCGGAGATGATTCATTAAAATCTTGATAAGTTCCAGGAAAATATTGTTTAGCAAATGTTATTAGATTTTGTCTAAACTGAGAAAAATCTTTATCTAAATATCTTACATCTTTTTTTATTAGTTCTGCCATTATTTATCTCCTTAATACCCTCCGGCTGCAAATCCGCCGCCAAATGTTCCTACTTCTTGTAGACCAACTACGGAAGGATCTGTTTCTGTTTCTGTAATTACTTGAATATTTTCTTCATTAGCCAATATAACAATTACACGATTTGCTCCATTTTCAGTTACTGAAAAATTAATTCGGATGGAAAATGAATATTGATCTACATTACGTAATATATCAATACCACTTAAAATAATATAAGGCAACCATCTTTCAATTGCTTCTGTTATAGTTTCGTTTATAAAATCTTCTAAATTTGAAGTATTTGGTTGAAATACTGCTTCTCTTATACGAGTTCCAAATGCTGGCTGCATATATCTTTCACCTTTATTTGTTCCAAGTAAGTTTTTTAGATTTGATATTGCTTGTTCTTCTGTACTATAAGACATAGCAAATACAGATGCTCCATTTCCGCCGCTAGCTGCATAATCCTGACTAATTGCTTGCCCTATTCCAGTTATCGTATTTAAGTTTGGATTAGATGCATGTGCAGATTTATTCATTGGCAACAACACTCCAATACCTTGTTGTTGTCCTGATGGATATGGTGCTATTTGATATATCTTTCTAGACATTATACTACTTTCTTACCTTTTGCTTTATCTTTTTCTCTCATTGCTGCCATTACTCCAGAATAATCTTTTGTCATTGCTTTGACAGCTGTTGCAACACCTTGATCTGACATATTAACTGCTTCTCCATTTATACCAGTTGTTGTTATTGGTAATGAAGGTCTAGCTGATGCTCTTTCTGTTCCAAATGATTGAGCCATATCTGATTTGAAATTCATTGTGCTCCAATCCATTTGTTCCTGTGACATAGGATTAGTCGCTGTCTCATTAAGAAGATCATTTAACATAGAATTTTTTGTATATTGTTTTTTCTTTTTAGCTACTGGTTTATTCGGCATTGGATCTTCTGCAATCTCCGATAAATTCATACTAGTAGTAACATTGTTTATAGAATTAGATTCGTTAAGAGCTTGTTTAATAGCCGAACTAACTTCTTCTCTAATTATTTTACGTAATAACTTCACAAAACCGTTTGTTTTCATAGAAAATTCCCTTTTTAATAAATATCTAATAACATCAAATTAGGCAACTGCTACCCATGGAAATGGTACTGGTGCTCCCATAGATGCTGCATTGGGGCCTGTAAATATACCACTTACTGATAATAAATGAGTTGTAAATGCTCCTACTAATCCAGAAGCTACTCCGGCAGCTGTTTGTGCTTGCATTGCAGAATAAATTAATGGTATAGGAGGCGCGCCAGGAAATGTAACAACATTTGTTCCAGATATCCATGTTGGTGGCGGTACTGGTGTAAATGTTTTGCCTGTCCAATAAGTGACTACAGATAAAGCAGCTGGTGACCATATTCCGGGATTTGATTTAGTTTTGCCTAACGCTCTTCCCATCTTAAATGATGCTTTAAACCCATTTTCAATAATAGCTGCAGAACCACCATTTGGCATTGCACCTGGTACTAGTACCGGCATTGCAGTTTTTACTGCTTGATTATATAATTGTCCAATCTTTTTAGCAGTTGCATCTTCATCTTTTGCTTTCTTAGCAGTTAAATATGAAGTTAATTGAGATTGAAATACTGGCCAAATTGCTGCCATATTATCCTTTCATTTTTTGTATAGTGTTTTTCAACTTAGTAATAGCATCACGTATTGATTTTGTTTTAGTTGCACCTGTAGTTGCTTTTGCTTTTGAAGAAACAAAAGAACCAGCATTAGTAGGCGGGCCTGATGGTCCAACGCCTGTAGGATGTATTGATGTGGCATTTGCTTGAGCTACCTTTCCTAATTCTTTATGTAATTTTTCTAGTTCTGTATTTTGTTTTATAACTTCTTCCATAAAATCTAACATGGTAGTAAAAAATTCATCCATATCACTATTCCAAGCCTTAGTTACAATCTTAACATCTTTTTTACCTATTAAGATTATATCATCTTTGTTTGCATTTAATATAATACGATCTGATGATGCTATAATTTGTGGCTTAAGATATACAGATAATTTTTTTACATCTTTTCCAATTTTTTTAGATGCTTTAGCTAACTTCATATCAATCTTATGATCTGAAGACATAATAAAAATTGATTCTGTATCATCTGGATTTTCTAAACCATATGTAGGTGTAGAAAATGATTTAGCTAATTTTCCTATACCAATCTTAGCTATTGCAGCCGGACCTGATTGTTTTTTATGTCCATTTGCAATAATAGTTATAGGAGAGTTTTGAGCTCCTTTATAGAAAGGCTGTTTAGCATATGCCATTGTATTACCTAACATTGAAGAACCTAATCTAATAGATGAACGATTACGGCCTTCAATTATAATATCACCTTCATATGGCTGAAGTTTAAGTACATCTTTCTTTTCTTTAAAATTTTCTCCAGGCTTATATCGAAATTTACTCATCGCAGCTCCACCAACTGATGCAGCCAATCCTAATCCTCCTCCACCAGCTTTATCCACATCCATTGAACCAGGCATTGGATTAAGATGATTGTTACCATGAATACTAATAGGACCTAAATAGAAATATGTAGTAGACATTGTACCAGGATTAGTCATACTAGAAGGTCCTTTTATACAAGCAATATGTTCTCCTATTAACGGAACTTGTTGAAAATTAAACATTGGATATGCAAATCGTTCAATACGCGGAGAACCTCCGGTATTTTTAGATGCCAATCTTATTTTAACAGCACCTAAATTTAAAGGCATACCAAGCTTACTTCTCGATGGCTTAAATGCTTTGTCTATCCCTACTACTTCCGCTGTTACTATCGACATTTGGTGTCTCCTCTATTTGATCGGTTTGTATTTTTTCTATTTCAGATTCTGCTTCTTCAATAAGTCTAGAACGTTCTTCTTCAGTTAGTCCAAATTCATTGCCATCATCATCTTTACTAGTTGCTGAAACTAGTCTTTGTACAACTGCTGCTAATTTAACTAATGCATCATCATTTTTAACAGAAACTTCTAGGTAATCTTTTATTAAAGGAACTATTACAGTAGCATCACCGGTATTTTTTATTAACGGCTGTAATTCTTTTATTAAGCTATCAATTTGTCTTCCTTTCTTTTTTGAATTATGATAAATATCACGCATCAAATCAGAAAAGTTTGTTCCATTAAATAATTCGTATTCGTTGCTCATATATAAGTCCTTTATTATAAATATAAGGACTGAAAGATTATACTCGGCCTATAATATGACCACTTTTATTATAGATGGACCACATTTTAGCATAATCTCTTTTCATCACATTTATCACTTTAGTAATATTCTGTGTTTTAAGTCCGGTTCTTTCTCTTATAAGAATGTAAAGAGCTTTTTTATTAAAGTTTTCTATATTATCACGCATTCTAAACAATTCAACAATAGTATCTGCTACTATAATATCACGTTTATTTGTAAATACTTTATTTAGATTATCATCATACCAATCACACCATTGATTAGTAAAATCTCGTAATGCTTCTTGATGATCTGATAATGCTAATTCTCCTGTTAAATTTCTTGAATCGTCAACCACATTTAATTCTGCACGTTGTTTCATTTTAGCATAATTAGCATTATTTTGTATGATTAAATAATTTTTTGCTACAATTGAAAAATAAGAAAATGCCTTACCTTTACCTTCTTTAAATTTTCCAATCTTCTCAGTTAAGAATGCAACTACTTCAGCTTTTACATCTTCATATGGAACATCAAAATAACTAAATCGAAATGTATGATAAATATTCTCAACTAATTTATTGAATGGATAATTAATATGATCTTTAAATACTCTATTTCTTTTAGACCAGCTAGGCTCAAAGTTGTATGCAATAATAGCTTTATCTGTTATGTATGTAAAGTATTGTTTTTTGCTAGGCTTTCTTCCTCTCTTCTTTCTTGGACCATTTTCGTCCAAATATTCCATCTCATCTTTATGCCATTTGTAAAATTTATCTACAGGAGATTCTCCTTCGTTATATTCAATTTGTATTTCTTTTTGTTCTGACATTAAAACCCTCTATTTAAGTCGTCATAAATATCTTTGAGCTCTTTAAATGCAAAACCTGTTTCATCATCAGATTGAAAAGATCCTAACCTATCAATTTGTTTTAGTTTAGAATTTGATTCACCTATTTGAGTTTTTAACTTTTGAAAAAAAGTATAATACTCTGTATTTGAATTTTCTAATTCATCAATATATTCGGCTTGAGCTTCTTGTTTACGTAACTGATTAATATTTACGGCAAATGATGCCGTTAGTAAAACTGATAAAATTATTATTGTTGTAATCATTATTTATCTCCAAATAAATCTTTAAACATTTCCTGTGCATTAACATTAGGATTTGATAATCCTTTTTTAGGATATTGTTTTTTAATCGGTGCCGATTGCACAGGCTTTCCTTTATACCACATTTCAAATTCAATCCTAGCTGCCATTGCATCAGCTTGGTGCATTACATATCCTAAATTAGTTTTCAATTTAGAATCAGCTGTTCTTGACATAAAATAAGGCTTATTTGATTCGTCATATAACCCATCTGTTAATTTAATTCCTAACATTTCGTTCCAAGTGATGCTAATATTATAATGTTGTAATAACCAAATAGATAGGTCATTTACGAGGCTAAAAGGGTTGTTAGGATTAATCTTATACATCTTTCCTTGATTCTTTCTATGC